TGGCACTTTATGGGAGTGAGACGACATGATCCCCTCGATTGCAGATCAGTTGCTGTACATGGGCCTGGGCGCCGGCATTATGCAACTAATCCATGAATACTACGCTTTCAAACCTGACCATGGCCGGGTGTTCGGTGCCATCCAGATGGTGTTGTTCTGGACTTACTTGTTGGTGAAGACGTGAGTTACCTCGCCGCCTTCGCTGCATCCTTCGTCTATATCTGTTTGAAGGCCATGCAGCAGATCAACGTGGTGCGGGACGCGCAGCGGTGGATCCTGCCCACATCCTTGGGTATGACGGCGTGCGAGTTCTACATCGTAGGCTACATCGCCGCGGTCGGGCCGACGCTGCCGGGCATCATGGCTATTGGTATTGGCTCCGGCCTGGGCTGCCTGCTGGCTATGCGGATACATCGCAAGTGATCTACATCCTGTACGTCGCCTACATTGTCACGGCATCCGGCGTGCCGCACCCGCAGCAGATCGGGCCGTTCAAAGGCATTATCGCCTGTGAACACGCTGCCGCTCAAGTCCAAGCAGTTGACAACCGCATCCGATCCACGGTATGCTTATCGTTGAACCATAAACCAATGCACTGGAATGGAAAGGAACTCCCAAAATGACCCTCCCGACCGACGCTGCCGCCCGCAAAGCCATTCCGGTGTACAGCGGGTTCATCAAATATTTCCCCCGCGGCATGATCGCCGTGGCCCAGTTGTCCAAGATCGGTAACGAACAGCACAACCCTGGCCAGCCTCTTTACTGGGATCGGTCGAAGTCCGGTGACGAGATGGACGCACTGGTGCGGCACATGCTGGACGACGCCATGGGCGTGCCAGTGGACACTGACGGGGTGCTGCACGCCACCAAGCTGGCCTGGCGCGCGATGGGCAATCTGGAGAAGCTGCTGGAGAATAAAGCGGCAAATACCCGGAACGGGGTGAAATGATGCCCTATAAAGACGTTACCAAGAAACGGGAGAATGACCGCAAGTATTGGCTGAAGGTCAAGGGCGCCGGCCCTTTGCCGGTATCAACCGCCATGAACCGAGCCATAGATGTGGTACAACACATTAAGATCAAGGTGCCGAAGCACGGACTAAAGATTGCCTACATCCCGGACGCGCAGGTCATGCCGGGCGTTGACATGCGGCACCTGTTCTGGTGCGGGCAGTATCTGGCAGAGAAGCGCCCGGACGTGATTGTCTGTGGTGGCGACTTTGGCGACTTTCCCAGCCTGTCACGCTTTGGCCGCGGGGAACGCAAGTTTGAAGGGCTGCGCTACCGCCGGGACATTGACGCTTTCCATCAAGGCATGGAACTGTTGATGACACCGATTGCGCTGGCCAAGAACTACAAGCCGGCGCTGCACTTCACCCTTGGCAACCATGAAGACCACATCAATCGCATCACGCAGGAGCACTCCTTTCTGGAAGGGCTGATCTCGCAAGACGACCTGCACTTGGCTGACTATGGCTGGAACGTTCACCCGTTCATGCAGCCTATTGCCATTGCCGGCGTGGCCTTCTGCCACTACTTCCCGAGCGGCGGCCTGGGTCGCCCAATCACGACCGCGCGCGACATCCTGAACAAGCTGCACATGAGCGCCATTGCCGGCCACCAGCAGGGCCGGGACATTGCGTACGGCAAGCGGGCTGACGGGCGCCAGATGACGGCGATCATCAGCGGTAGCTTCTACCAGCACGACATGAGCTACCTGTCGCCATTTACCAACGCCCACTGGCGCGGTATGTGGCTTCTCCATCAAGTTAAAAATGGCGAATTTGACGAGATGGCACTTTCAATCGACTACCTGAAACGGAGATATGCGTGAGCAACACCGTAGACGCAAACGTGTTACGAGCGGTGTTCGCCGCGCGCGTGTCGCTGGCCAAGCTGACCAAGGCCGAAGCGGTAACGCACGCGAAGGATGAATGGGAAAAGACCCAACGCTGGGTCGCGTCTGCCAGCAGCAAGGAAGGGTCGTTCGTCTGGTTCTGCCAGGAGTTTGACTTGGACGAGTCCGCAGTCCTGCGGGCAATACGGGAGCGGCGGAAATGAGTGGCGCGGATAAAGAATACAAGTTCGGTCCAAAAAATAACTGGCGGCGCTCAGTGTGGAACCAAATTAAAGCAAGGCTCAGGGTTCCCGCCAAAGACGCGCTTGTGCTGTACTTGGCCGGCCCCGGTGATTATGACCGCGAGGTAGCAGTAAGCAAAGGGTTCAGGGCAGACAATCTAATATCAGTGGAGCGCAACAGCGCCGTGCTGTCACAGTTGCGAGAGAAAGACGTGCTGACGATCCGAGGCGATTTTGTGGATGCCGTAAGAACGTGGCCCGCAAAAAAGCCGTTTGATGTGGTGTTTGGCGACTTCTGCGGCGACTTGTCGCAAGGTCTGCTTGACGCCATAGGTTGTTTTGCGGTGGTTCGGCAAACCCAACGCAGTGTATTTGCGTTTAACTTTCAGCGCGGGCGGGACGCGACGCTACGCAATTTACGGGCAAAGACCCCCCACATTAAACACCGAGGCGAGTTGCTGGCCGAGGCGTTAGCCTGCGTCGAGTCTCCTTCCTATTTATCTTATCGGAGTGGAACGCTTTTGTTTGATTCCGTCGTGTATTTGTCTGTTTTAGAGGCTAGGCGCCGCTTTACAGATGATTACCGGGCGGACGCTTTTGCCTTTCTCGCAAAGTCGCGGCGCCGTATCGCAACAAGCCCACTAGGGGCCACCCATCCGTTGTGTTTAAAGGAGTTAGAAGCTGCCCAAGAGTATTTGAATGCGGCTACTGTGTTTGAGCCTTACGACGCAGCCTTGCAGCCGCTTGTCGCGCAAAACACTAAAGAATGGCGGGGTGATGTTCCGACGCGGACTAAACGCAGTGCGGCTGCGATAAGTGCCATTCACACCCGCAGAGCGGCGTGCTAACTCCCCGCCCATATCAGATCGAAGGCCGGGATTTTCTGGCCAGCCGCACACGCGCCCTGCTGGCCGATGAAATGAGGGTCGGCAAGTCCTGCCAGGCGATCATGGCTGCGCACAAGCTGGGCGCGCAGTCCATGTTGGTGACGTGCCCTGCCATCGCCGTGCCCCACTGGCACCGGGAGATCGAAAAGTGGTGGCCGTCGGGTCCGCTGCCGAAAGCGCAGGTGCTGTCCTACAACAAGGCCACGACCCTGTGGGAAGAAGGGTTCAGTCAGCCCCGGTTCGACGTGTTCATCCCGGACGAAGCACATTTTGCTAAGACACCAACCGCCAAGCGCACACGCATGGTCTACGGCAAGACCGGGTTTGGTCAAGCCGCCGGCGCCATCTGGCCGCTGTCCGGCACACCCGCACCGAAGCACGCCGCCGAACTCTGGCCGATGCTGAAAGCCTTTGGCGTGGTCGGCATGGATTACCAGGCGTTCATCGAACGCTACTGCGTATACGACAAGTGGGCCGACAAGATCCGCGGCACCAAGCAGTCCATGATCCCGGAACTGCGCACCCTGCTGGCGACCGTGATGCTGCGCCGCACCCGCAAGGATGTGGCACCGGACATGCCGGCCATTGACTTTCAGTTCCTTGAGATCACACCGACCACCGCGGCTGACCTGCCGGCGGGCATTGACACCGAGCACCTGGAAGACAACCCGACTTCGATGCAGGCCGAGCGTATTGCCGTGGCGCAGTCCAAGGTGCTGCCGCTGGCCAAGAACATCGACTTTGCCATCAGCAACGAACTGCTGAAGCAGACCGTGGTGTTCGGCTGGCACACCGAGCCACTGGAGCACTTGACACGGCTGCTGAATTCTCTTAATATAAAGACCGAACTGATTACCGGCAAGACGACGCCGGTGCAGCGGGAGCGGATACAAAATAATTTTCGTAGTGGCTTGACACAAGTTATTGCCGGGAATATTATGAGTTGTGGCACGGCGATTGATCTTAGTTCCGCCAGTCACGGCCACTTTTTAGAGCTAGATTGGGTCAGTGGTAACAATGTGCAGGCCGCCAACCGGCTGGTCAGCATGGAGAAAAAAGAGAAGGTCACGATTGACGTGGCCACGGTGCCGGGAACGATTGATGACGGCGTGCAGCAAGTGTTAATGCGTCGAGTTAAAGAGTTGTCAGCGTTGTATTAATTAAAACATGGCTTATAAAAATCACGAAGATTTACTTGAGTATCGGCGTCAATACCGCATTAAGAATCGAAAACGGATGAACGCATACGCCCGCCAATGGCAAAAAAATTACCGCATAAAAAACGGAGAAGCCGTTAGCGCGTATAAATCCGAATACGATTTGAAACGAAAGTATGGGATAAGCTCTGCCGAGCGCGACGCAATGCTGCAGGAACAGGGCGGGGCGTGCGCCGTATGCAAAACAAAAGAACCAGACGGAAACGGCCGGTGGCGGGTAGATCATTGCCACGTTTCTGGAAAAGTACGAGGGATACTGTGCTCTTCGTGCAACTTGGCATTAGGGCTTATGAAGGACAACATTGCTTCGTTTCGCAGAGCCATTATCTATTTAAATAAGGAAAACAACGAATGATCGAAGTCACATTTAAGTTTGACAGCATTGAGAAAGCTATCGCTACACTGGGTTCGCTGATGAAGGGCGCCGCACCGGTGCCGAACATTGAGAATCCGGCGAAGCCCGAAGGCGCACTCGCTGGCAAACAACGTAAACCCCGTGCGGATGCAGGCAAGGCGCGCGGGCCGTACAAAGACAATGGGGTGGCTACGCCGCCGGCGCCCGCCGAAGCGGACAATGCCCAACCGTCGGGAGAAGTGCCTGCGGAAGTCACCCCGCCCGAAACCGCAGCGCCGAAGGAGACTACAATCGCAGCTGACTCCGTGCAACAGCCGACGGAACCCGCTTCGGCCGCTGCGGCCACCCAAGAGCAAGCCCAGGCTGCATTGGAATCTTTGTTCGCAACCAAAGGGCTGCCAACGGCGCAGGCCACAATGGCACTGTTTGGCGTGTCGCGGCTGCGTGACATGAAGCCGGAAGACTACGGCCAGTTCGTGATTGCGGCGCAGGAGGCAACCAAGTGAACTACCGCCCGCAATATCCGATGGCTAACTACTTCTACTGCTTGTCCGAACTGGTCGCCTTTGACCTGCCGGTGGACACATTCATCTTGGGCTGGATCGCCAACGAGGAAAACCAGTAATGGCGTTTCACGCCAAGCTGTCAGCGTCAGCCGCACACCGCTGGATGAACTGTCCAGCTAGTGTGCGGCTGTCAGAAGGGGTGCCGCACGTTGAAAGCCCGCACGCCAGTCTTGGCACCATGGCGCACTCAGTGGCGGCGTATTGTTTGAAGCATAAGCTGCCGGCCAGCGCCATCTTGGACGATCATGCCGACAGCGTGCAGTTCTACCTAGACTTCTGCCGTAAACAGAAAGGCACACACGCGATTGAGATTGACTTAGCGCCTGCCTTGGCCCGCATCGACCCGGACACTGGCGGCACGGCGGACTTCGTATGCTGGACGGAAGACGGCAAGCACCTGCTGGTGGCCGACTTCAAGTTCGGGACTGGCGTGCCGGTAGCGGCGGAAGACAACAAGCAGTTGAAAATGTACGCGCTTGGCGCTATGCTGTCCCTGTTCCTTTGCCCGGAAACTGTGGAAGTGGCCATTGTGCAGCCCCGGCTGGAGGATCCAGAGCAGTGGGTCAAGCGCAGCACCTTTCGGGCCATTGATCTCTTGGACTTCGCCGCGGATGTGCAGGAAGCGGCAGTGAAGGCGCGGCTACCGGACGCGGAGCCAGTGCCGGGCGAAGAACAATGCCGTTGGTGCCAGGCGGCGAAGGCGAAGCGGTGTTCGGTGGCCGTCAAGACTGGCTACCGCAAACCCGCTGGCGCCAAGATTAAAGCAGATGACTTTGCGGTAATGACGGGACCGTGAGCCTGACGTAATTTTCTCCCCCGTCACTTTAGGAGTAACACACTATGGGTACCCGAGTTCGTATCAACGATGTCCGTTTCAACTTCACCAACAACCTGTTCACCGCCGGCAAGGCCAAAGGCAACGACAGTGGCAAAGAGAAGTTCAGTGTCGTCGCCATCTTCGGACGTGAGCATCCGCAGATTGCCGAGATCAAGGCGGCACTGCTGGAAGCTGCAACCGCCAAGTGGGCGGCCAAAGCGCCAGAAGTGCTGAAGCAACTGGCGGCTGGCGACCGCATCTGCCTGCACGACGGCGATGCCAAGAGCGACCACGCGGGCTACGCGGGCAACTACTTCATCAATGCCAGCAACGAACTGCGCCCGCTGGTCATCGGCCCGAACCGGGAGAACCTGGTGGTGGCGGACGGCAAGCCCTACTCCGGGTCTTACGGCAACATCATCCTGGAGTTCTGGGCGCAGGACAACCAGTTCGGCAAGCGCGTGAACGCTTCGCTGCTGGGTGTGCAGCACACCAAGGACGGCGAACGCCTGTCCGGTGGCGGGATTGCCGCGGCGGATGACTTCGAAGCCATCCAGATGCCGCCCCCGGCTGCAGGTTCCGGCGGTGGCAGCAGCGGCGCAGCAGCACTGTTCTAAAAGACGGCCCTTCCCCGCCGGCGCTGTGTGGGCTGGCGGGGTCTTTTTCTTCTGGAGAATTCAATGGCCGCTTACTACAACGAGATTGATCCCTACGCCGCCCAGTGGCTGCGTAACCTGATCGCCGCGGGGCACATTGCGCCGGGCGACGTGGACGAAAGGAGCATCAACGATGTCAAAGCCGACGACCTTAAAAACTACACCCAGTGCCACTTCTTCGCCGGCATCGGGGTCTAGTCTTATGCCCTCCGACTCGCAGGCTGGCCCGACGACCGGCCTGTGTGGACTGGAAGCTGCCCCTGCCAGCCATTCAGCGCAGCAGGAAAGCAGCAAGGAACCGCAGACGACCGGCACCTCTGGCCAGTCTGGTCAGAACTTATCCGCCAGCGAAAGCCTGCGGTTGTCTTTGGTGAACAGGTTGAAGCAGCAATCCGCCACGGCTGGCTCGACCTTGTTCAAGCTGACCTGGAAGGAATCGACTACGCCTTCGCAGCGGCCGGTATCCCTGCTGCGGGCTTCGGTGCGCCGCACATCCGACAGCGATTGTGGTTCGTGGCTGAGTCCAACCAGTTGCAGTCCGAACAGTTTGCGCGGTCAGGGGCAAGACCCGGAGTTGCGGAAGGCGCAGGGTCATGCGGTGAACCTGCAAGATCAGGTACGCCTCGCCGGCTGGGTAACAACAACAACAACAACAAGGGACTGGAAGGACACTGCGGCGGACATCAAGCCGAGGGAGGATGGGACGGAGCGGTTCGATCAGCTGCCGCGGCAGGCGAATCTGGCGGGGTGGCAGACTCCGAAAGCGATGGACGGGGTGTTCTCGACACCACGAACGTCGGATCGTCCGATGCACCGAGCAACGCATCTGCAAACGCAGACGATGGCGCAACTGTCCGACAAGAGCGACCTCCCGGCCAACGGGCCGGCCCGACTAACGGCCACTGGCGAAATGCTGATTGGCTCCACTGCCGGGATGGAAAGTGGCGGCCAGTTGAACCCGGCACATTCCCGCTGGCTCATGGGGCTGCCAGCCGAGTGGGACGCCTGCGCGCCTACGGCAACGCGATCGTCCCGCAGGTCGCCGCAGAAGTCATCTCAGCCTACATGCTTGGCTGATCTCCTGTGACCGAACCCGTCGCCCACGGTGACTTTGAAACCCGCAGCGCCGTTGACCTGCGGGAAGTCGGGTTGCACAACTACGCCCGCCATGAATCCACGGATGCGTGGTGCTTCTCCTGGGCCATCGGGGATATGGAGCCGGAAGTCTGGGTGCCCGGCGACAAGTTCCCTGACGTAATGCGGCGACACATTGAATCCGGCCGGCAGTTCCATGCCTGGAACGCACCTTTTGAATTGGCGATCTGGAGCGAAGTCATGCGCCGTCGTTACAATTGGCCCGCCATTCGGCCCGAGCAGACGCATTGTGTGATGGCCCGCGCCTACGCAATGGGGTTGCCTGGGGCGCTGGAAGATGCCGCTCTGGCGCTGGGCCTTCCGCTGCTGAAGGATACTGAAGGTAGAGCGCTTATGCTTCGCATGTGTAGGCCGCGCAGCAAGCCCAACCAGCCGATTGCATGGTGGGATGATCTGGATAAGCAAGAACGACTGCGCACGTATTGCCAGCAAGACGTTCGTGTCGAACGTGAAGTTGGCCGCCGCGTGCTTCCGCTCTCGGACAAGGAACGCCAAGTCTGGTTGCTGGACTACCAGATCAACCAGCGTGGCGTGATGATTGACGTGCCCACGGCCAAGGCAGCGATCACCCTGGCTGATACCATGAAGGTGAAATATGACGAACAGATGGCCGAAGCCACCAATGGTGCCGCGACTTCATGCACGGCGCTTGCTCCGATCAAGGAGTGGCTTAATCAACAAGGCTGCCACAAAGCACTCGTTGGCTTGGCTAAAGCGGATGTCACGGAACTGCTGGCCGACGATACCTTACCCGCTGCTGCCCGACGTGTCCTGACACTGCGGCAAGAGGCGGGCAAGGCCAGCAATGCCAAGTTCAACGTCATGGTCAACCAAGCCGGCGACGATAACCGGCTGCGCAATCTAGTCCAGTATCATGGTGCCGCCACCGGGCGCTGGGCTGGCCGCGCGGTGCAAGTCCACAATCTAGTCCGTGATATGCCGAAGGCTCACATCATTGAGCACGTATTGGAACTGGTGCGGGGCGGGCAGCATGAAGCTATCGACATGATCTACGGGCCGCCACTGTCCATGGTGTCCCGGTGTATGCGGTCGTTCTTTACGGCAGCGCCCGGCAAGATGCTGCTGGCGGCGGACTTCTCAAACGTCGAAGGGCGGGGCGCTGCGTGGTTCGCTGGCGAACACTGGAAGATCGAAGCCTTCCGCGCAGCCGACGCCAAGACAGGGCCGGGCATCTACGAGTTGGCCTATGCCAAGTCGTTCAACGTGCCGGTGGAGTCTGTCAAGAATCCCTCGGAAGAACGGCAGGTCGGCAAGACGATGGAGTTGGCTTTCGGCTACCAGGGTGGGGCCGGCAGCTTTCATGTGATGGGCAAAACTTACGGAGTGAAAGTCACCGATGAAAAAGCAGACGAGTTCAAAAACGCCTGGCGCTCGGCGCACCCGCGCATCGTCGGCACGTGGTATGGCATCCAAAGGGCGGCAATCAGCGCCGTCAAAAACCCCGGCGAAGTCTACGCTTGCGGCCACCCCGGTCGCCAAGCCAAGTTC